ATGGAAGATGCACGCAGCGGTCAAATTTCAAGAATTATCGTAAAGAAATATGACCGTTTCAGCCGTAATCTGCGTGACTATCTGAATGTTACAGATGAACTTGACAAATACGGAGTGTCGGTTATTTCTCTTTGTGAGCCGTTTAACACGGAAACGAAAGAGGGACGAATGATGCGAAATAATCTTCTGAATTTTGCGGAGTTTGAGCGTGAAACAATCGCCTCCAGAGTTGCCGATGCGTACAACACCAAAAGCCGTGAAACAGGTTTCTATATGGGCGGTGTAATGATGTTCGGCTATGCTCCCGAAAGAAAAAACATAAACGGAAAGGTCGGCTCGGTTCTTATCCCGTCTGAGCAGAGCGATGCGGTTAAATTGGCTTATGCAATGTATCAAAATCCGTCTTGTTCTCTGCGTGATATTATAAAATATTTCCGTGAAAATGATGTGGTCTATATGAGAACCGACAAATACGGAGGAAATCACGCAGGCAAGCTGAACATTGCGTCGCTGTCAACAATGCTTTCAAACCCCGTTTACGTCCGTGCCGACAAGGACGTGTACGCATACTTTATGTCAAAGGGCTATGAGATTTTGGACGAACCGCAAGCGTATGACGGTGTTCACGGAGTGTTCAAGCACGAAAAATCCGACGGTACTTTCTACGTTAAAACCGCTTATCATGAGGGGTTGGTTGATTCCGAAACGTGGCTTGCGGTACAGGACAAAAAGGCTCATAATATATGCTTTTCGTCGAACAAAAAGCCTAAGAACTCTTGGCTTGTGGGACTTGTAAAGTGTGCCGAATGCGGTCACGCTGTTGTAATCGACAAGCACAAAAAGAAAAAATCGGGCAAAGAGTACAGATACCTCATCGATCACGGCTGGGAAACGATTGAGAGCTGTGCCGCAAGGTCTTATTCTCAAAGAATAGATGCTTTAGAAAACACGGTTTTTCAGGCGATGTGTGACAGAATTGAGAGTATGATTATCGCAAAGCAGAGCAAAACCGCTCCCGATGCGGACACGGAAGCGGTCAAAGCAGAGATTATGCGTTTGGATGATGAAATTCATCAGCTTATGGACAAGCTTGCATATGCCGACAGCATAGTTTTCAGCTACATTCAAGAGCGTATCAAGGAATTTCACGGAAAGAAATCTGAACTTGAACGCAAGCTGCAAAGCAAGGCAAGAAAGCAGAAATCAATAGACACAACGCCGTTGCAGGAGCCGCTCAATCGTTGGGAAAGTCTGACCGTGCAGGAAAAGCACGAACTTGCCGCAACAATGATTGACGTAATCATCATATCGCATTTCAGCGATGAAATAGAAATCAGATTCGGCATTTAATTTGAATGCCGAATGAGATATAGTTCGTAAGGTGTATGGCTCGTTTCACCCATTGCGATAGTTGCAGGATTATGGATCATCATCATAGAAACGGGTGAAACATACACCTTCGTGCCTGCCATAGCGATAACGCTTGCTGCAGATGCCGCAATGCCGTCAATCTTAACGGTTACATTGCCTTTGTAGTCCATGAGCATATTGTAGATTTGTGCCGCCGCCACGCAGTCACCGCCGGGTGAGTTGATCCACACGGTAATGTCACCACTGCCACTGTTCAGTTCTTCTTTGAAAAGCTGTGGTGTGACATCATCGTCAAACCAGCTTTCCTCGGCGATTGTGCCGTTTAGAAACAGTGTCCTCTCCACCAGTTCCGTCTGAGTCTCCTGATTGGTCACCGTTCGGTTCGTCCACTTCCAAAATTTCTTCATTCTGGCTGTCCTCCTTTCCGCTTGCCGCAAAAATTCCTGCATCGGCAAGTTTAGTCATATTTCCGTTTATCAGATATAGGTCACCGCCATCTTCGGCAGGAATGCGGTCTAAATTTTCAAGTTCACGGATGTCGTTTGCACTCATCCATCCGTTCTGCCTTGCCGTGGCATAACCGCTCATACGGCTTGCATAATCGCCGCGGAGCAGACCGTCCACATTGAACTTGATAAAATAAGCGGTCTTTTCGTCTTGTGAAAACAACGCCCTCGCCATCGACTGCTCCCATCGCATAAGCCAAGGTTCAAGCGTGTATTTCACAAATTCGAGGGACTGCTGCTCTATATTTGAAAAGCTCGACTTCTCCAAATCGCCGACCATATGAGGCGGCACTTGGAAAATTCGAGCGATTTCATTGATCTGAAATTTCCTTGTTTCCAAGAACTGTGCTTCATTCGGAGAAATAGAGATCGGTGTGTACTTCATTCCTTCTTCCAAAACAGCAATCTTATGAGAGTTGGCACTTCCTCCGAAACCTTTATTCCAGCTTTCACGCACCTTTTCAGGCTCTTTTACTGTACCCGGATACTCCAGAATGCCGCTTGGTGTTGCTCCATTGGCATAAAATTTACTGCCGTATTCCTCTGCGGCAATAGCAAGACCGATGGCGTTTTTCGCCATTGCGATAGGCGAGTATCCAACCAGTCCGTCAAAGCCAAGACCGGGAATATGAAGCACATCATATGGACTAAGCCGTACCGTTCCCGTTTTCAGCGTTTTGGCATCCGATTCCTGCACTTGATATTCGTAGTAGAGCCGCCCCTTCTCGTCACGGTCTACCGTCATACGGTCCGGCATCAGCGGATACAAAGCAACGACTTCACCCTTGCCGTTTCGGATAATCTGCGAGTAGGCATTGCCCCACAGCAAAAGGTGCGTCATGAGCGTTTCCCGAAATACAAACGATGTCATTTCAGGGTTAGGCTCGTCATGGAGCAGAAAATACAGCGGATGATCGGTCGCTTTTTCCTTTCCGCCGGAATCGGTATATCGGTAAAGGTGAAGCGGCAGTCCTGCCACAGCCTCCGATAGAATTCTCACGCATGAATACACCGCCGTCATCTGCATCGCCGACCGCTCATTTACACGCTTGCCGGAAGTGGTATTGCCAAACAAAAAGCGGTATCCACTGCCGTTTGTGCTGTCTGTCACAGGATGGTCTCTTGACCGAAAGAGGTTTGATAATATTCCCATAGCGTTCACGCTCCTTCCAGTTTTCTGCATAAGAAAAGCACCTACCTGTGTTCAGGCAGATGCTTTCTCGCAATTATTGTTAATTCCCTTATTATTCACCTGATTTTAAGGGAAAGTGCATTCCGTTAAGGGAATGCTACTTTGTTCTGTAGTAACATATATTTTTCCCGTTTCCCTCACGTACAAGCTCCCCGGATGCCACCAGCTTTCGGAGAGCACCCTCAACAGAACTGAGACTGAGTGCCGGGCAGAGTTCCCGGATATCCTGTTTGGTAAAGCGGCCAATCTTATTCTGTGTGGCAAGCCGCACTGTATCAAGAGCGGAGCGCTTTGTCTCAACCAAGGCAAAACGGTCTTCAAAGTCCTTATATGCGGCAAGTATCGTTCCAAGCAGGTATTTGATGAACGGAACCGGATCATCGTTTCCTTCATGCCAGCCATCTTGGGAAGCGGCAAGTGCGTCATAGTACAGATCCTTGTTCTTAGCTATCTTCGCCTCCAAGGAGATATACTTTCCTACATAGAACCCATTTCTGTACAGAAGGAGCGTTGTGAGCAATCGGCTCATACGTCCGTTTCCGTCATTAAACGGATGGATACAAAGAAAATCGTGGATGAATACAGGAATCGCAATCAGCGGTTCAAGCTCAAGATTTCCAATCACACGGTTGTACTCTTCACACAGCCTATCAAGTGCCTCCGGCGTATCATAAGGGGCAAGAGGTGTAAAAAGTGTCACCGTATGCCCATCCGGATAAGTGGCACTGATATAGTTCTGCACGGTTTTCGTCCGTCCTGCCACAGGATTGTTCATGTGGCTGTAAAGAATTTTATGCAGCTGAAGAATATAGTTTTGTGTGATTGGTATTGCATCAAAGCTATCATGAATGATTCCCAGAACATCCCTGTAGCCCGCAATTTCCTGTTCATCTCGGTTCTTAGGCGTTGTTTTTTCTTCCACAAGCTGCCGGATGCGCGTATTGGTGGTAACGATTCCCTCTATGGCATTTGATGCCTCAGTACTCTGCACCTTGGCAATCTCCACAAGTTTCTCGAGTTCCTCCGGTCTTTGCTTGAGATACATTTCCTGCTTGCCTGCTTCTTTATATATGGCGGCAACAAGACCCAGCAGTTCCGAGTCCCACTTTTTATCTTTAATTAAAGAATAGTTAAATTCTCGCATTCCCTTACCTCCTCACTTATTACCTTAAATAATATCATATTTTAAGGGGATAGTCAAGTCTCTCATCAACTTTACCCTTATTATCTTTCCACATTTAAGGTAATATATGCAGGCGTCAGATAAAAAGTATACCTCT